GAGCTAACAGGTGCCTGGGTGAATGAGGCTAGAGAGCTCCCAAAAGCAGTGATTGATGGGCTGACACATAGGGTTGGGCGATACCCAACCAAGCGCGATGGAGGCCCCACCTGGCACGGTATCTGGATGGATACCAACCCAATGGATGACGACCACTGGTGGCACCGCATGGCAGAGAAGGAGAAAATGACAGGTGTCTATGCCTGGAAGTTCTTTAGGCAGCCAGGCGGCATTATGGAGGTCGCTGCTGACGATCTGCCAGAAAATCCCGAAGCCAACGACCATATTTTTTCTGCTAGTAAGTGGTGGAAGGTTAACCCTAAAGCCGAGAACATCAACAATCTACCACCCGGCTACTACCAGCAAATGCTGCTAGGTAAGAATCTGGACTGGATTAAATGCTATGCAGGCGGTTTGTACACCTATGTCCAAGAAGGTAGGTCAGTATGGCCAGAATATGAGGATGGCACCATGTCTGGCGACACAGACATCGACCCTACCGTACCAATCCAGGTCGGCCTAGACTTCGGTTTGACACCAGCTGCCACCATCGGACAGCGCCTAGCCAATGGTCGATGGGTAATCCACCATGAGATCGTTACCTTTGATATGGGTTTAGAGCGCTTTGGCCACCAGCTACTAGCCGAGCTCAACCAACTCTACCCAAACCACCAAGTCATGATATGGGGCGACCCAGCCGGTATGGCACGCGATGCCATCTATGAGGTGACTGCCTTTGATTACTTGAAAACACTTGGCCTGCGAGCTCAACCCACTGCCAGCAATGATTTTAAAGTGCGAAGAGAAGCAGCAGCAGCACCCATGCAGCGCTTAATTAACGGCAAGCCTGGCTTGATCGTCAACCGATCCTGCAAGCTATTGCGCAAATCATTAGCCGGTGGCTATCACTTTAAACGTATTGCCGTCGGTGCCGGTCAAGAACGCTTCAGAGACGCACCTAATAAAAATGAACACTCACACATCGGTGACTCGTTTGGCTATCTCATGCTGGGCGGTGGTGAATACAACCGCATGACCAGGACTCACCAACTCGGCGGCAGACCATCACCACAAACCAGCGCCAATTAAATGGCTTTTCCTTTAGCATTAGCAATTATAGCTGGGGCAACCGCTTATTCTGCATACGAAGGAAGTAAAGCTCGTAGGGATGCAGAAAGAGCTCAAAAGCAAGCACTGCAACAACAAAAGATTGACGCAGAAGCGATGCGCACAGAAGTAGCAAAACAAACCGCAGAATACGCAAAGCAATCTACATCACTGCAACAGCAATCAGATATTGCTCGCCAACAGTTTGACGCTGCACAGCTGCAGTACAAAGAAAACAAAATGGCGATGGAGCAGAAAGCCCAAGAAGTGCAAGCTGCTGTGGATGAAGAGCGCCGTAAAGCAGCTGCCTCAGAAGCATCTGCGCTGAAAGCTCGCACCCGCGGTGGCCGACGCTTACTACTCTCGCAAGAACGGATGACACCAGAGCTCGGTGTTGAGAGCATATCTCTAAGCCCAGGCGTGAGACTGCAGTAATGGCAAGCAAATATCAAAAGCGCATGATGACGCGCAAGAGCTCAGACTTAACCAGGTTAGCAGAGCAATTCAAAAAGAATATTGAAGCGTCTACCGGTGAATATGAGTCTGCTTTTTCTGCTTATCAACAGCAAACAGAAGAAGCGCTGGCTCCGTATGAAACCGCAACCAAGCAATACAAAGAAATACAAATGCCAGCATACGAAAGCGCAAAGGCTGCGTATGAGGAAAAGCTAAAACAATTTAACGAGTCGTTGTCTAATTTCCAAGCAAAAACAAAAATTGATGCTAGTAATGTTGACGTAAGAATAGATCCAGTTAATTTTAATCCGTTCCAAATATTTACAGTTGATGGTCAAAAAATTGACACAAGAAAATTACCTTCTGGATATTCTATTGAAAATGCGCCAAAAGGTACTAAGGGTAGATTCTATGATTTGTACAAAGATAATCCAGTGCCTACATTTTCTGAAAGAGCGCCATCAGCACCATCAGCACCACAAGCTCCGCAGGTAGCTGGATTTGATGAGACTAAGTTTGAACAAAAGCGTGGTCAACTTCAACAAGAGTTTCAGCGCGAAGTCGGTGAACGTAAAGGAGCGCGACTGGCAGTCGTCGGTCGCAAAGGAGCAAGACCATTAATGCAGGATAAATAATGGATAAAGTTCATAAAGTAATGCGCGAATACAAAGCCGGCACATTAAAAAGTTCAAGCGGAGATAAGGTCGCAAGCAGAGATCAAGCTATTGCAATTGCTTTGTCAGAACAGGAAAGATCTAAACGTAAACGCGGATTGATGAAGGAACAAAAATGAAAGAGGTATGGGATAAGCCACGGCCAAAAGATTTAGGCAAATCAAAAGAGTTGAGCGGATCTGAAAAGCGTAGCGCTATGCGCCGAGCTCAAAAGGCAGGCAGGCCCTATCCTAATTTGATCGACAACATGGCAGCAGCGAAAGAAAAAAAATGAAAATTGAAATCTCACTTGAGAAAGAACACGAAAAAGAAGATAAGCCAATGGCTGGTGAGCTTAGTCCAGAGCAAAAAGCTGCTATTGCCAAGAAGATCAAAAAGAACATTGCATTAAGTCGCATGGAAAGATCATTACTATCTGGCTACTTACTTGAAGATAAAGAGGAAGATTAAATGGAATACAAGGTGCCAGTAGGTGGTAAGCGATTAAAGCCAGAGGAGATCCTTAAACGGCAGGATATTGCACAGCGTAAAAAAGATGAATTTCAAACGCTGTATCAGGACGCTTATGAATTTGCTTTGCCCCAGCGCCAACTGTATGGCGTATGGGAAGGTGGCGCTACAGGCACCAAGAAGATGGCAAGGGTATTTGACTCAACAGCAATCAATAGCACGCAGCGGTTTGCCAATAGACTGCAATCAGTAGTCTTCCCTCCGCAGCGCAAGTGGTCGCGCTTAGAGCCAGGCGTACAAATACCTGACGATCAAAAACCTGATGCCCAAGAAGTGCTCGATGCTTACAGTGAGAAAATGTTTGCTGTATTGCGTCAGTCTAATTTCGACATTGCTATCGGTGAGTTTTTATTAGACCTAGCAGTCGGTACTGCCTGCATGATGGTGCAGCCAGGGGACGATGTCAGCCCAATTAACTTCGTGCCAGTGCCATTGTTTTTGGTGGCGTATGAAGAAGGTGCAAACGGCCAAGTAGATAACGTCTACCGTCGTATGCGCTTAAAAGGCGAATCAATTATTCGTCAATGGCCAGACGCGAAAATACCTCCAAACCTGCAAAGCAAGATTGAGCAAAAGCCAACAGACGACATTGAGCTAGTTGAAGCCACAATCTACGATCATAAGCGTGGTGACTACTGCTATCACGTTATTTGGAAAGAAGGCAAAGACGAGCTGGTATACAGGCGCAAACCATATTCGCCTTGGGTGATCAGTCGTTATATGAAGGTAGCCGGCGAGATCTATGGCCGTGGCCCATTGCTGACTGCTTTGCCAGACATTAAGACATTAAACAAAACCATTGAGCTGCTATTAAAGAATGCTTCGTTAGCAGTGGCAGGCGTTTACACAGCGGCAGATGATGGCGTATTAAATCCAAACACAGTAAAGATTGTGCCTGGTGCCATTATCCCGGTTGCACGCAACGGTGGCCCACAAGGCCCAGCACTGCAGCCACTGCCACGCGCTGGTGACTTCAACGTATCGCAGCTGGTCATCAATGATCTGCGCAGTAATATCAAGCGCATATTGCTGGATGAGTCTTTGCCACCAGACAACATGTCTGCTAGGTCTGCAACTGAGATTGTCGAGCGCATGAAGGAGCTCGCGCAAAACCTTGGCTCGGCGTTTGGTCGCTTGATCAACGAAACAATGATCCCGCTGGTCACAAAGATCCTCGAAGTAATGGATGAGCGCGGCTTGATCATCATGCCGCTGCGCGTAAATGGTTTAGAAATCAAGGTCACTCCTGTTGCTCCGCTGGCTATGGCGCAGAACATGGAAGAGGTTAATGCCATTCTGCAATATGCCCAGCTGATGCAGACGTTTGGCGCTGATGGCCAACTTGCTTTAAAGAATGATGCTGTGGTTGATTACATTGGCGACAAGCTAGGTGTACCTTCTATTGTGCGCAATGATGCGACTGAGCGTGCTGTACTGATGGAAGAAGCTCAAGCCCAACAGCAGCAGGCAATGGCTATGCAAATGGCAGCTATGCAGCAAGGACAACCAGCGCCCGAAGGGATGGTTTAATGGACTACGGTAAAAGAGCAGATAACACCCAAAAAGGATCTGGTTTCTTTGGTGAGATTAAGCGACCAGACGGTAATGTTATGACTGAGGTGAGTATTGGCGTAGGATTAAACGGCAAGGAAACGCAGGTGCCGTTAATTGTGCCGACATTAACTAAACAAGAATTTGATTATTTGTTAAAAAATGATCCAAAGGCAAAAACCTTTATGAGCAAAATGCCGCCAACAATTATTGATAAAGCTGTTGAGCACGCTGTTGGCCGAATGAAACAAGGCAAATCACCATTTGCTGACCCTAATGATCAACCAGCGGAGCTGCCTAAATGAGCTGGGATGAATTAGATAACATAGATCAAACCAGTGACATTCGCGCAGTAACACAGCAGCGCGAAGACATTGCCAAACTATGCTTGCGTGTATTCACGTCAGAGGATGGGCTGGCAATAATGAAATGGTTGGATCAAATGTATGTGGACGTGCCTGTCGCCGTGCCAGGTAACGACCCCTCGTATGCTTTCTTTGCTGAAGGGCAGAGAACAGTTATACGAGATTTGAAAGCACGGATCTTACAAGCTAGGAATTTATGACTACCGACACAGCAACCGTCGAGCCCGGCACCGGCTTACTTGACAATGTGACGCTCGAAGATACAACTAAGCCTGAATCTAAAGAAGCAGTATCAATAGATCATAAGACAGCAGAAACCCCTACAGGTTCGGCATCAGACACTGGTGCGCCTAAAGTAAAGCCTGAGTATCTTCCAGATAACTTTTGGGATAACGACAAAGGCGAAGCTAACCTGGAAGCTATGAGCAAAAGCTGGTCTGATTTGCGTAAGCAGATTAGCCAGGGAAAGCACAAAGCCCCAGCCGATGGCCAGTATGACACCAGCAGTTGGGGTGATGATGCAGCCGATAACCCAATGGCTGGCACATTGGTTGATTGGGCAAAAGAGAATGGCTTATCGCAAGCTCAATTTGACGACTTGGTGGGAACACTCAAGGAAAAATCACAAGAGCTAATGGGTGATGCTAGTGTGGACGCAGCCCAAGAAATGAAAATGCTTGGCCCTAATGGTCAGGCTTTGGTCAATGGCATGGCAGATTGGGCTCGCGGCTTAATCCAAAAAGGCATTTGGGGTTCTGAGGATTGGGATGAATTTAAAATCATGGCAGGCACAGCTCGCGGCATAAACATGCTGGCAAAGTTGCGCGAAGGTTATGAAGGTAGATTGCCCATCGAGACAGAGCCAATGGATGGCTTGCCAAGCAAAGATGAGCTGTATCAAATGGTGGCAGACAAGCGCTACAATACAGACGCATCCTACCGGCAGAAGGTAGAAAAAATGTTTGCCCAGGTAGTAAAGGATTAAATCTCGCAGCTGTGTCTTCTTGGTGGTCGCCACAGCTTTTAGCCCCGGTCTATGTGCCGGGGTTTTTTTATATCAATCGCATGTATTGCAAAATGTTAAATGGATAATAGAATTGCCGGCATGGCATACCGGTAACACGGCCCATACCTGTGGTGAGATACCACCGATTGGCTGACGTAAGCAGCAAGCACAGGCCCGTACTGCACGGCTCACCGACGCGAAAACCCATGATCACTTAACCGAACGAGGTAAATAATGGCTATTAGTCTATCTAATGCTTTCGTTACACTCTTCGACGCAGAGGTCAAACAGGCTTACCAGGGCAAAGCAATGCTGGTGGGTGCTGTGCGTCAGCGTCGTGGTGTAGAAGGCTCTTCTGTAAAATTTCCTAAAGTTGGCAAAGGCGTTGCTACTGCACGCGTGACCCAAACTGATGTAACTCCGATGAATGTTGGCTTCTCCAATGTAACTTGCACACTGCAAGATTGGAACGCAGCTGAATATTCGGATATATTTTCGCAAGCTAAAGTTAACTTTGACGAGCGCTCAGAGCTCTCCCAGGTTGTCGGTGCAGCTATTGGCCGTCGTCAAGATCAATTGATCTTGGATGCTTTATCTGCTGCAACTAGCACAGGCACTGTGGCTAATTCAATTGGTGGCTCTAATACCAATATGAATATTTCCAAACTGCGTGAAGCTGCAAAAATATTGAATGCTAAGAACGTGCCTTCGGATGGTCGTCACATCATCATCCATGCAAATTCGTTGGCCTCAATGCTTGAGCAGACTTCGGTAACGTCGTCTGACTTTAACTCTGTGAAGGCTTTAGTGCAGGGCGAGATCTCGACATTTATGGGCTTCCAATTCCACATCCTGGGCGACCGCACAGAAGGTGGTTTGCCTATTGATGGTTCGTCAGATCGTACGTTGTACGCTTTCCACTCGCAGGCGATTGGTTACGCTGAAGGCATAGCGCCTAAAACTAGGGAGGGCTGATCATGGCTTTTGATACAGCTGGTTTTGCTACGTATTCCGCATCAAAGCGTGGTAACGCTCCGTCGTTGTATGGTTATAAAACAGCCGATGCAATTGCAGACGTTAACACTAGCGGTTATTTCAACTCGCTATCTAATACGCTTGAAGTTGGCGACGTTATCCACTGCGTGACTTCGACAGGTTCTACAGCCGTCGTCACTCTGGTGTATGTCGTATCCAATGCAAGTGGTGTTGTGGATGTGACTGATGGCACGACTCTGTCGGCCACCGACGGCGACTAATCCGTCGGTACTGTAGTGTTGAGGGCTGGTCTTTTATAAGGCCGGCCCTTTCTTACGTTAAGGGGTTCTAATGGCTGCAGGTGATACTGGTGTTTCAATTTGCGCTGACGCTCTAAT